TGGCGACCAACAAGACGGACCAGACGGATTTTCGGGATCGTATTGCCCCGCGTAGTATGTACGAGAAATCTTAGCAGCGTTTACTATCACTACGTTTATAAACCCGTCACTTTTCACATTTACCTGATCACCGCCGACCATCTCACGAAAGCGGCCACCACGAATACTTATACGGCGGGGGCCAGACCCACCACTACCCCCTGCGAGGTTGTCATCAACATCCTGCAAAGACTTAAACAAATCACTACTTACGAGGGAGTTTCCCTCAAACAACGCCATGTCCGACATCGTGTTCTCCTTATTTTGTTTTTAGTGGGAGTTCCATTTGTTGGGCTTTCCCTTCTCCTGTCAACACTTTTTCGATGGCAGGAATGTTATAGCGGTATGTTGTACCGCCCCGAATATAGTGGTCACGCGGGATGTGACCTTCTTTCACCCATTTTCTAATGGTGTGAATTGATACGCCAAAGTACTCGGCGGTTTTATTAACGTCAGAATAAACGGTATCCGTCATTTTTTCCTCACTGAAATTGCATACTCGCTATCCACATTCAGCCCTTTCGGTAGCACATCGGGATGCTCCTCTAAAAACTGCCGCATGTGGGTTTGGTTAAGCCGCTTCTCCAACAACTCTGGCACCTGATGCTCCATAATAAAGTGGTGCATCTGCTCCCAATCGTTTGTCCAATACCGCTGCTTAACGGTTCGGTAGAACAACCCTTCCGTTGTCCTAACACTCTCTACGCTATGTTCTTCGCAATGATCTAACAATGCGCGCTTGATAGTATTCATCTTATCAGCGAGCTTTGCGTCTTCATCTTTGAAGTTAGCCGACAACTCCGCACGTTTTTCGCGTATCTTAATGTACGCTTTCGTAAGCTTCTCTACAGGAACTTGCATAAAACTCTCCAAACTTAGTTATACATGGCATATAGTTAGTAAACATAAGCTAGTCAAGCACTTCTTTATACAAATCAATAATCTCTGTGTGGGTACTTATCTTATCGTCTAGCAGCTTGTATACACGGTTCTCAACAAATGAACCCGCAAGCTGTATCACGGTGCATTTATGCTTCTGCCCCGATCTGTGGACCCTAGCATTTGCTTGTGCGTAGGTTTCCAACGAGGGTGTCGGCCCCCACCACACAACAGTATTTGCTGCTGTAAGCGTAACCCCGTGTGCTGCGGCTTGGGGTTGTATAAGCAAGACCTTGGGGTCTTTTTCGCTTTGAAACTGCGAGAATATCTCAGTGCGTTTATGCGCAGCTACATCTCCTCGTATGATAGCGGACGTTATGCCGTCTTTAGTTAGCTTACCGGCTAACAAGTCTATGGTGTGTCGGAACGGTACAAACACAAGCACTTTCTGCGAGCATTCGTCTATCACTTCTTTCAGCACCTTGTACCTGTTGGAGATATCAAACTGCACCGTATCACCTTCGTCGGTGTATATAGCCCCTGCCGATATCTGTAGCAGTTTGTTTAGGTTCACCGCAGCATTCACCGCTGTCACGCTCTCACCGGCAACTTGCATAACCATACGCTTGCGCAGCAGGTCGTAGAATGTTTGCTGCTGCTTAGTCATCTCTACCCTGCGCTTGGTGTACACCATGTCAGGCAAGTCCAAGCACTCATCCTTGGTGAAGCGTATCGCTGGTTGAAGCGCACGGAAAACCGTACTCTTGGCGTTCTCTTTCGGCGTCCATTTAAACTGAGTAACCTTCATCATAATCTGATCGCGGAACGAACTAAAGAAACTAGGCACACTCTGCGGGTTCACTAGTTTGGCAAGGCCGTAGGCATCTAGCGGCGACTGCGCGGCAGGTGTGCCTGTCATAAGCCATAGCCACGTATCGTCTTTGACGAGCTTCTTGAGCGTCTTCCACCGCTTGGTCTGCGCGTTCTTGTAGTGCGTTGCCTCGTCTATGATGATTAGGTCAAACCCACCCTTGGCGATAGCATCTGCCACAACTTCAACACCGTCATAGTTTATAATGACGAAATCGGCTCCACTGTTTATTATCTTTTTGCGTTTCTCTTTCGCGCCATGCGCAACGTCCACGGTGCGGTGCATAGCAAAACTAAACAAATCCTCACGCCATGCGCTATCCATAATAGATAGAGGACACACGACAAGAACTCGTCGTATAATACCTTGCGTCATCAAGAAGTCCGCGGCCCATATCGCACTGGCTGTTTTGCCTGTACCTTGCTCGTTGAAGCAGAAGCCCCGCTTGTTCATGGTAAGAAACGCTGCCGTGTCCTTCTGATGTTGGTAGGGCTTGTGCTTACCCACCCACGAATAGCGTTTCTCAATCGGTGAAGGCACCTTTATGTTCAATGCTTTCAGCTTATGGGCCTCGTCGATACCCCAATTCACGACAACTTCGTTCATCGACAACTCCTTACTCTTAGCAATCACTGTTGTGATTTGCTTCGGGTTAGGCAGCGTAAGCAGGATAGCTTTATCCTGTACAATCTGCATGTTATTCTCCAATTACTTCTTGCGCTTTCCACGGCTTAACGCACCGCCAGCGGCTCTATTTTTGTTACGGCTTTGTACTTTTACACCGTCTTTATTTGATCCACCCTTACTGAGCGGTTTCTTGTGCGCGATATCTTTACCCTCGCGCTTGTCGGCTTTGCCGTTCTTGTTGGCATCCTTGCCAGTCTTATCCATTTTGCGCCGCGCACGTTGCCGCTCCATACGGTCACTATGCTCTTCGCGTTCTTTCTGCTGCTTGTACTCTTTTTTGTACGGGCGGGGTTTGTTCTTATAAGGCATCAGTTACTCCCGTTGTGAGCGCATTCGGTTACAGGGCAATGNCGCTTGCATAGTCCCGAGGGGCGGGGGTTCCACACATCTGCTTCAAAGGCCTTCTCCATTGTAGCATAGTTTGCTGTCCATTTCTCCCAAAGATTGGCTTTATCAGCAACTTCATACGTTTCTTTTATAAGTTTGTTTGCCACTACGAATAGTAGCCCCGCACGTATACTTGTTATCTTGGGGTAGTGCGCGAAGATTGCCAGTGCCATCAACTCCAACTGTCCTTTATCTGCATACTTTGCGGACTTGCCGGTTTTGTAATCGACGATCCAACCGATACCGCTATCTTCGTCGAGGATGGCAAGATCCACGATACCACGAAACCAAACGTCTTTAGCCCCAAAGGAGCATGGCTCTAAGTTAGCCGTTACTCCTAACCGTTGTTCGCATATCTTTACCCCTTTACGTAGATTTAACTTATTCAACGCATCTTTTATATATCCGAACTTTTCGGGGAGCGGCTCGTCTTTACCTATGTAGTCTTCACAGGCTTTGTGAAACTGATTGCCATAAATCATAGCTTCCGTCTGGATGAACGGATACTGCTTCAGCACCTTCTCATGGTAGAACTGCTTGGGGCATTGCTCGAATGCTTTGATCCGACTGAACGACCACGGCGCTGCTTTACTCATTCACATTCCCCATACGATTTACCTGTGCCGCTCTCGCAGTCTATAGGTAGGCCTGCGGCCCAATCTGGTGTCTTGCGCATACATTCTTCTACATACGCTTGCGCTTCGGGAACTTCTTCATCCTTCACACAGCAAACAATCGAGTCATGTACGGTAAGGACAACTTTATATCTTTCGGATATACTTAGCAACTGCTCGCCAATGATACAACGAGCTATGGCTTGGCACACGTTCTCTACCATCTTGCCACCATAAATTTTGTTTCGGCCCCGCCGTATTTTATATCTGTATTCGCGTGACCCCTGCTCGGTCATCTCTTGCCGCAAGTCCTCGTAGTGTATGCAAAGACCTGATGGTAGCTGGATAGCGTTCTCTTTTGGTAAAACTTTTAGGACATCCCTGCGCCCAAATCGAACTGGACCGTTGTGTGTCATCTGCTCTAGCACAAACTGCGCGTCCTTCCACAACGCATCTATGTTGTGGTTAATGTTGCGATAGATATTTATAATCCGATAGGCTTCCGTGACAGGTATCTCAAAACCAAAGTTTTTTAACTGGGCTTGGAACTTCACGCCCCCCATACCGTACCCTGCACCAAGAATAGTAGTCTTACCTACAAAACGTTGCTCTTTCGTAACGTCTTCTTCTTTGCAGCCGTATATACGTGCAGCCATTTTTATATACACATCTTCGCCGTTAGCGAACTGACTAACTAAATCATTTTGTCCTGCAAGCCACGCCAGAACTCTAGCTTCGATCTGTGCGCTGTCTGCGTCTATGAGTGTATGGCCTTCGGGGGCTATAATACTGCTCTTGAGCTTCTTCGCATTCTGCCCTCGGCTTGGCAGGTTTTGCAGGTTGATCTTGTCCTGTCCGCCCCACCGACCTGTGTGCGCTGCGTAATACCTAATCGGAACTGGGAGAAGTCCACGTTTACCAATGGATATAAACCTCTCGGTACGTGTTTCTTCTAAGGTACTTTTAGTACCCAAACGTGCAGAGACTAACGACTGCACTTTATCGTCGTCATGTTCTAGCAACGCTTTGAACTCCTCATCCGACTTAGCAAATGCAAAAGTCTCTTTGCCTGTTGTCGGGCTAATCTTTTTCGGCGGCTCAACACCAAGACTTGTAAGTAGCTCAGCGAACCTGTTGTTCGACATCAAATCTTTTTTGTCGGTTATGTTCGCATCGCGCAGTAGTTTGTCCTTGCGTTCACGCACTTCTTCCAGATGTTGCTCCAACAAAAACAAATCTAGGTCAAGCGTAGGCTCAATAAACATCCGCAACGTGCGATCTATTAGCTGTAACTCTTGTTGTGGGAACTGGTTTCCAACTATTCCGCTGAACATCAGCTTAAAAATTTCGTATGTTAGGTCCACATCGTTGCGGGAATATTCCGCGTACTTAGCAATCTCTTCCTCGGTAAAGTCAGTTAGCCGCTTGGCTAACGCTCGGGTAACTTCGTCACCCTTAGCTCCAACGCCGTAACGCTCAGACACAGCCTTTAGGCTCACACTCTTTTCCGTGCCATGTAACGCACGGGCCATGCACATCGTATCAAGCCACAGTTTCGGCTTCACACCAAATCGCCACCCTAGTATCGCCCCATCAAACGCGGTGTTATGACAAAGTATAGCGCAGGACGAGAGGTCTACGTGTGATAAGAAACGTGTAGTGAGTTCCTCACCTTGTAGCCAACGTGTTGGCTTATCATTCTTTTTTACAGCTAACCCAATAATCTCAAACCTATCGTCGCGGATGTATTCTTCAGTCGTCATCTTCGACAGGCTGTACTCCTTGTCGTAGTACGTCTCGAAATCCAACGTCACTATGTCCATCTTCGTCATCCTCCCACGGGGCTTTGGGTAGCGTTACTTTTCCTTCGTTGAAGCGAGCGTCATAGACGCCCGCCCCGATCTTTGCTTTTTTGG